CAGTAATCACAACAATGGAACATTTGACACTGACATGCTATGTAATTTCGACTTGGAGTTCGTTCGTAATATAGGGTTGCACGAGGTAATTAACATCGCGCCTATGAAAAAAAATGAGGAAGCTGCTGAAAAATCAGGTAATATGGATCAGCGGGATAACTGTCAGGATGTGCTTTGTCCGAATTGTGATAGTGTGTTTCCAGTTAAAAGCAATGAATATGAAAGGAGTGTGTGATGTTATTGCTTAGCGATGAAATAAAAGCTGGTGATAGTGTTAAATTTGATGAGCCATATCGAAGAAAAGGTAAGGGTATAGTAATGGGAAGAGATTGGGAGAATTATACTGTAGCTGTTCAGGGCGGTTGTCTTGATGGGCAGCTTATTAGTGTCTACCACCGACACTGCAAAAAATACAAAGCTCCTTTTTGGCAAAACGTTATGGCTCAGGTATTAATATGGACTGTTGATAGATGGTCAAAACAAGGGCGATTGTGGCACAAAATAGAAAAGAATAATAATGACTGAAAACAACAACAATAACAATGGGATAGAAAAAGGAACCGGTGTTCAGAATAGCGAGGGAACACAGTTTAAAACAGATGACGCTAATACAATAGCAGCATCTGCGGCTGGAGTAGCTGAACGACACGAGCGCTTTTCCATTAGATCATCATTGCGCAGGCTAATGGCAATTGATCCTGAGGAGGTGGGCGAGATGACCGTCAAGCAAATGGCTCGCAGAATAGCTCCGGCAGATAAGAAACCAAGCAGCGCTGAATTAGCTGCTGCTCAGATGTATGCTAAAAGTATGGAGGGCGATGCCAAAGGAACAAAGGCGCTGGTTGATTTAGGTGAGTACTATGAGGGCAAGCCACCAACTAAAGTATTAACTGCTGAGGTTACGCTTGAAGATATTGTTAATGGATCCTACAAAGAGGAGGGCGAGGATGGTTGATTTTGTTTTACAGACAATGGTTGTTGTGCTTGCACTATGTGTCATATCTGTTTTTAGTATAGAGGCATATATACACATGAACACCCGACTTAACTGTGAATATCAAGGTGGGTTTAGATGACAGGTAGGGAGAGCGCAATAGCAAGTCTATCATATTTAGCTGGCAAGCTAAGCGTCACAACTGATGCGCCTGTTAAAAAAGAATATGCAATACATCTTGCCAATATAGCTAGGTATATCGACAATGAGGGAAAGAGGGCGCACTCAAAAGTTGATCCGCTTACTGACTGGATAGAGGAGATATTTGCCAATGACAGATAACGATGTAGAGCCGCCCAAACCTATTGACCACTTGTTTAATTATAGTCGAGGCAACAAAGAGCCAATTATCGTGGACTCAATAACATTTGAGCAAATACCGCCAACAAACTACTCAAAGGAGCTGTGCCAGAAATGATTGATAGAAGTAGCTGGTGCGGCTGTATGGGTCCACAACATGGAGAGCCTTATTGTCCATGCGACATGGTGAGGAAGGGATTGAAAAGTGAAAAAGACAAGTGGAAGTTCAAAGAAACCCAACCCGATAGCGCGCAACATGAACAAGTTCAACAAGAAGCAGATAATTCAGCACAATAAGAAGGAGCTGATTGAAAAGGAACTAGACAAGGAGATTGATGATGCAGATAAAGATATTTGAATTTCTGGCAGTTCCAGCACATGCTTGGTTATGGCTTGTTGCGGCTATTTGTGGCATGAGGTTTCAATGCGGCGCCGCTCCAGAAGATGATGAGGAATGTCCACTATGCAAAAAGTAATAAGAATTGATGCCCTTGACAGCATGATAAAGTGCGAGGAAACATATCTATCCGGCGCCAAAGAACGTGTTGAGATGAGCAAACAGCAGCTCCAAGAATATAAGGATGAACGTGCTGAGCTTATTGATAGCGAGAATCTATTTGAGTGCCTGGTGTGCCACGAGAAGTTTAATACAACTGCCGAGAAGCATTGCAGTCATAATACTTACAGGAGGGTTGATAATGAGAACAATTGAAATTAAAGATGATGATGAAACCACAAGGATATTCTTAACCTGTGAGGTTGTTAATAAGGATACTGCTCCAACAGCACCTATGTATAAAGATGTTCAAAAGATATTTGTTGTCCCAAGTTGCAGCGATTCTACATTCAAGCTGATTCAGGAAATTATGGAAGGTCAGCACGATATTCATGGGTAAAGATAGCCCTGAGACAGAACTGTCCTGCGCAATGGATATGATGACAATGATGCTCAAGGATCACATGGTTGCAATATTTGGCGATAAGCTATACACTGATCCTGAGACAAATGTACTCGCAAGAATTAAAGAATTAGATAATCAGAAAGGACTACACCATGCCACATAAAAGAGGAAAAGGACGCAAGAAAACTTGGAGGGGCAAGAAAGTCTCCGTTGCTGATAGGCTGTTACGTTTATTCAGCATAGCTTATGTACGTTGCTGCTGTGATGGTGATGAAATTATAGGTCGCAAGCTAATCACTCCATTCAACATGAATAAGCTCAAGTACTACGGCAATTGGGAACTAGCATTCTCTAGTCATTAGATGAATGACACCAGCAGAGCAGAACGTTAAACGATGGCGGCATGATCCTGTCGCATTTGTCAGGGAAAATTTTGGCGTTGAGCCAGATTTATGGCAAGTTGACTTTCTAATTGCATACAATGAAAACCAGCGCATCTGCGCAAAAGCCTGCAAAGGACCAGGCAAGACTGCTATATTGGCGTGGTGTATCTGGCATTTCCTTGCCACTCGTCCTCAGCCTAAATTAGCTGCAACATCTATTACCGGCGATAACCTAAAAGATGGTTTATGGACTGAGCTGGCTAAATGGATGAAAAAAAGCAAGTTTCTCAGTACTGCGTTTGAATGGACTAAAATGCGCATTCAAGCAAGATGCTCTCCTGAGACTTGGTATATCTCATTTAGAACATGGCCTAAAGGTGGCGATGCTAATAGCCAAGCAGATACTCTTGCTGGCCTTCATGCTGATTACATCATGTTTGTTATTGATGAGGCTGGTGGCATTCCTGATGCTGTCATGGCTACTGCTGAGGCTGCTCTTGCATCTGGTATTGAATGTAAACTATTGATATGCGGCAATCCAACACATCTATCAGGCCCATTATGGCGTGCTTGCACCAAAGAATCACATATGTGGAAGCTAATCGAGATTACTGGCGATCCTGATAATCCTAAACGTTCACCTCGTATATCAATTAAATGGGCAAGAGAACAAATTGAGAAGTATGGCAAGGACAATCCATGGGTATTGGTTAATGTATTTGGCAGATTCCCGCCATCATCTTTGAATAGTTTGCTTGGTCCAGATGAAGTCAGAGCAGCTATGGCTCGTGTTTTACGTCCCGATTCATATAGTACTAAGCCACGAGTACTTGGTGTTGATGTTGCTAGGCATGGCGATGATGCCAGCGTTGTTGCTCCTCGTCAGGGTATTGCGCATTTCAAGCCAAAGAAATACCGCATACCAGATACTCAGCAACTAGCGGGTGCAGTTGCGCAAGATATTGAAGCATTTAAACCTGATGCAGTGTTTGTTGATGCTACCGGCGGCTGGGGATGGGGCCTAATCGATACTTTAAATTCATGGGGTTACACAACAACACCTGTTAACTTTTCTGAAAAAGCAATGGATGCGCAATTTTTCAATAAACGCGCAGAAATGGCATTTACCTTTGCGCATTACATCAAACATGGTGCGTGCTTACCTCCAATGGATGAACTGGTTGAGGAGTGTGTTGCGCAGATATACGAGTTCAAAAAGGACAAAATGAAGCTGATCGAGAAGGAAAAGATAAAAGAGGAGCTTGGCCGCTCCCCTGATATTTTCGATGCTTACATGCTTACTCACGCATATCCTGTTGCTCGTAATAATGTTGTAAAACAGGTTATTAATAACCGTGATCAGGCTGATGGCTTTGATCCTATCATTGATTACAAGCACGATAATACTCGCAATAGTGACCACGATTACAACCCGCTCGATACTATGTAGCTCTTTACATAATTGATAATCTTAACTACAATGGTAGAGAGTGGATTGAGGCCAACAGCCGCGCTACTTAACGATCCAACTGTACTGGGTCCAATCGTACTAGCTGCTGCTGCCACGTTGCCGAATGCTCCTGCTGCCGCTAACGTTGTGC